CTAGAAAGTGGTTCCCTAATGTTCGTCTCGGCGGATCAAAGTTTTTTTTCAGGATATAAAATAAGGAGAAATAAATATGAGCATCGTAATTTCACGAAGTGAATCACAACTAGCAGCAACGACATCGTTTCAGGCAATGGATAACTTGGCAGCGAGTTCAGTAAGCTCCAGTTTTGTTATACCGTCTAATGTTTCAGCAGTGAAACAGATCACCATTTCAACCACCGCAGATGGATCAGAAGAATATGTGCCACTAGTTCAGTTGTCTGGTAACTCGATGAGAGATGGTTCTAGTGTTTTCGCTGGTGAACCTGTAATGGGAGCCATCGCACTAGGTTCTATCACATATGATACCAACTTGAGTGTTGTATCTGGAAATTCTATGGAAATCGCCATAGCAGTGACAGACGCAGCCACCATATCTGCCGTTGTGACTTTGCAGCTAGAATAATTTTTATGCCTCGAAAGTCTATTGCACCCTGGTCTGAAAGAGTAGCAGAAGGATTAATAGATCAACCAATAGACAGCAGTATTGCAGCCAGTCAAACACTAACCGCAATAGTTGATACTGGATTCATAGATCAAACAGGAACCTGGAAAGGTATTGTCTCCAGTGATCCACTATTCAGTAGTATTCAAACAGATATCGGAATAGCTAATGGTGTAGCAATTATAACGCCCAGTAAAAATGCAGATGGTACGTGGCCCCTGGATATGACTGGTTACAATGATCTATTTTATGCTATTAAACCTACTAATGGAGGGAATTATTCAGCCGAGGCAATAATGGGTCCGGATGACATAGCATTCGGAGGCTTAAGCCCTGTTAATGCTGCCGCAGGTTTGAAAATCGCAACAGATGGCGAACCAAGTGATGAAGGTCTGTACTCCGTTTTATGGGATGCGGTAGAATCTCTAGGTGCTAATGTGTGGAATATATTTCAAATTCAGGGTAGATGTAAGGATCAAAAGGTATTACAATTAAGATTCACTAATAACAGTGGTGGATCATCTGATATTCAAACAGCATTTATGAGACTTGTATGAGCGACAATGGTAAAGGATCCTAAAAATATACCTTGGGATATTATTATCCCCGAAGTAGTGAAAGCGTTTACTCCTATCATTCAAGGGGCTACCTGGTTAGCAATATCAAAAGTAGATAAGAAAGCGGAAGCCCTGAATAATTTAATTGCAATAGCTGAAATTATGCCTGCAATCGATTTAGGATTGCCTAGAGGAATTGTCCTAGCTGCAATGTATGACAAAACTGATGAGGCTTTAGATATGATAAATTTCCTTAGTCAGGCACTTATTACTCTTCCTGAAAATCTTAAGTTATTTATCCAGACTATGGTAGACGAAGCCAAAAAAGATATAACAGAAACTTTAGATCCGATAACAGAAGCTTCACATGATTTTCAAACTGCATTAAAGGACTGTAGGAATAATGCCAAAAAAGAAATACCTGGTGGTGACTTCGGATATAGATTAGGTGGGGCATTCTGGATTACTTCATGTATGGCCCAAAAAGGATATAAAATTTCTGCAGATTATGTTAAGGATAAATTATAATGACAGACCAAATGTTTTTTTTGGTTTGGTTTCTTAGCTTCGGATTATACCTAATAATTTACACCTGGTGGATTCCCATTAGGACTAGAAAAAATATAGAGACCTGGTTGAATAGTTCGGAATCAGACGAAACCTTACTATCATCCTTAGAAGTTATCACTACTAAGATCCGTGAACAGCTTTTGATTGATTTCGAGGAATTTATGCTCCCTCAAGCTAGAGATAGTTTTAAAAATTTCTGGAATGGAGCCATGGGTAACGCTGCTCAAGAACTTAGTAAGACTGATGAGGGTGGCCAGTTGTCGATTATGCATAATATGGCTAAAGAACTTGAGGGATCTCCCTGGTATGTGCAGGCCGCAGCTAGTAAATTACTACCGATACTTAACAAAGCAGCAGAAAATCCGACTGATGCCACTGTTGCGCCATTGAAAGGCCTTGGATTAGCCAAATAATGCCAAATAACGCAACAGCAGCGCCCCAAACTCCCCTTTTATACCCATTGCTACCCCACTTCATCCTTAACCCCTCCCCGTCCTTTCAAATCAAAGTGACTGTAGAACCTAGGTTAAAGATTCTTAATGACCTTTTGACAATCAAAACAGATTGTTAAGTATTCATTATATCTATTAGTGCGCAAGTGATCAACATTGCGTAGACAGATATTACACCTACGCTTCATTGGTAACTCTTTTCTTTAGCTAATTGGTGGATTACTTTCATGTTATCTTTCCAGCATGCTTTACAAACATGTTTAATTTTAAGTCCCCAACTACCACAACGCCAGCACCTAAACATCATGGAAACAACACCTCTAGCCAGTATGCACCAGTATCGAACCTGGTTAACTGCCATTCTGATTTATCATAGTGCTGTTTTAATTCCTTTTGGAACTTGTCCCCTGGTTGTTCGTTAAGTTGTTTCATTAACTGTTTGGCACTTTGGCACTTGGTCTGCCAGTTGCACTCTATGGTTTGCCCTTCAAGTTCTGCTTCTTTCTTATCCCTATCAACTACGTTGTCTGGTAAAGGAGGGAGACTATCATAGGAGGGGTGGAAAGAAAGAGATATAGGAAAAGAAAGCTTCTCACCATACTGTTCTGTTTCTACAATCTTACCTGGTCCCGTAAATCGAAACCTGGCATCCATGCCTGGTGGTACTTCCCTCATGACAGGGATGCTACCAAAACTAAACTTTGAACTGTCGCTCATACAATTACATAATCAGCGTTTGATAAATACTTTACGAACTAGAAAAAGATTATATAACAGTACTTGCTTTATTACTTATGCCAGTGGGGCTCTATACACGAAAAGGAAAGAATGGGCGAAGGATGTATTTTAGGGATGGGAAACTCATCTCTAAGAAATCCTACACTGCTTCTAGGGGTCGCTCTCGGAAGCAGAACAAACGTAGCCCATCAACCAACCGTAGGAGATCTACTGGCAATCCAAGGAGAAAAAATAATATGGCCCGATATCGTAAACCTGCAATGCCCCATCCATCGGTGACTGGAATGGGCGCTGGACTTAGCATCGCTAATTACCTGAACACAGGTGTATCAGTTGGAGCTGGAGCGCTAACAACTGGTGGAGTAATCGCGGATGCTGCAAAGGGAAACATAAACCTGGCATTCACAACCTTTTCAAAAAATGCAGTTGACCTGGTTACAACTAAAACAGGTAAATCAGTTTTGTCAAGTGCAATAGTACTCGCCACTGCTGGTGGAATTGCTAGAAAGTGGTTCCCTAATGTTCGTCTCGGCGGATCAAAGTTTTTTTTCAGGATATAAAATAAGGAGAAATAAATATGAGCATCGTAATTTCACGAAGTGAATCACAACTAGCAG